TCCCAGCAACCACTGTTCGTGTTAGACGTTTACGTGATGGCTTCGTACAGATTATTGGAAATTCTGTAGTCTATTTTAGAAATTTTGGGGCTAAGAATCCAAACCCAATGACCGCTGATACTCGTCCAAATGAGATTATTCATTATAAAGAATACTCACCATTGAATACTTACTATGGTATTCCAGATATTATTGCTGCCTTACCGTCTCTTATTGGAGATCAACTTGCTTCACAATATAACATTGACTACTTTGAAAACAAGGCTGTTCCAAGATATGTTGTAACTCTAAAGGGTGCTAAGTTGTCTGCCGATGGTGAAGACAAGATGTTTAGATTCTTGCAGACAGGACTTAAGTCTCAGTCACATAGAACTCTATACATACCGCTTCCTGGTGACACAGATCAAAATAAGGTTGAATTCAAAATGGAGGCTGTGGAAAACGGCATTCAAGATGGATCCTTTAAGGAGTATCGTAAGCAAAATCGTGATGACATTTTTATTGCTCATCAGATGCCTATGTCTAAAATTGGTGGGTCAGAAGGTGCAGGAGTTGCAGCAGCAATTTCTCAAGACCGCACATTTAAAGAGCAGGTTTGCCGACCAGCACAGAGTCATCTTGCTAAAGTAGTAAACAAAATTATTAAAGAAAAAACAGACATTCTTGAACTTAAGTTTAAAGAATTTACCCTTACAGATGAAATTGCTCAATCACAAATTCTTGAGCGCTATGTCAAGACTCAGGTTATGATGCCTAATGAGGCTCGTGAGGCAATTGGTCTTCCACAAATTCCAGACGGAGATCAACCATTCGTAATGTCTCCACGCCAGGCAACTGATGCTAGAGCAAATTTGGCGGGGACTCGTCAAAGAGATTCAGAAAGAACAAATAATAACTCTGACTCTACAACTACTGTCTCTGGACGCAATCCACAAGGAGAAGGTAGGTCATCTCAGTAATTGAGATAACGTTAAAAATGTTTGGTATAATGGTATCGATATGTTAATAAATAAGGCTCATTGGGTGACTAATGGCGACAATGTTCGTCTATCGATGCCCATTGGAAAAGTTGATATTGAGCGCCGTATGGTGTCAGGTTTTGCTACTCTTGATAATATTGATAAGCAAGGCGACATAGTAACAACAGAGTCTAGTATAAATGCATTTAAGAACTTCCGTGGTAATCTACGTGAAATGCACCAGCCATCAGCGGTTGGTAAGATTGTTTCTTTTAAAGAAGATAGATACTTCGATCCAAGTACAAAAAAGTTTTATAGTGGAGTATATGTTTCAGCATATGTTTCAAAGGGTGCACAAGATGCCTGGGAAAAAGTTCTAGATGGAACTTACACAGGATTCTCTATTGGTGGAAACATCAAGACATGGGATGATGCATTTAATGAAGAGATGGATAAGACTATTCGTGTTATTAAAGAGTACGACCTATACGAACTTTCATTAGTTGATTCACCAGCAAATCAGTTTGCAAGCATTGTATCAATTGAAAAACAAAATGGTCACAATGTTATTGGTGGTCTAATTTCAAAGGTAGATACAGAAAATATTTTTTATGATCAAGAATCAGGAATGGTTATCTTATCAGATGCAGAAACAGTTTCACACCCAGTTACTGAAAAGCAAATGAAAAACATTGGTTTTGTTGAGAAGAATGATAATGAGAAAGCAGAAATGATAAAGTTCTTAGTTGATAGTGCTAAAGGCATTAGTACAATTAAGATTACAAAGGAGGTTAGTCCTATGAATGAAACAACAGAAGCAGCAGTTGCTGCAGTTGAAGAAATTCAGGTCGCTCCAGAGGCACAGCCAGCAGAAGTTGTAGAAACTCCTGCAGTCGCTGAAGATGCACCAGCAGTTGAAGAACTAGCAGTTGCTAAATCAGATGATGGTAGTGCAGATTCTTCTGTTGAAAAAACAGAAGAGGGAGAAGTTGTTGCAACAGAAACTGTTGTAGCAAAGTCTGATGAAGCAATTGTTGAGGCAGTTGCAGAAATCAAGAATTCTCTTACAAATGCCTTTGGCGATCTTGCAACAACTATTAAGTCTCTCAACGAGCAAATTGTTGCACTACACAAATCTCTTGACGCAGTATCAGGTGAGGTTAAGACCGTATCTGATGATGTAAATAATGTCAAGGGAGTTTTTAATGAGTTTGGCAAGCGAGTAGATGCCGTAGAGCAAGATACCGCTTTCCGCAAGTCTGGCGATCTAGGCGAGATCGTGCAGTTTGAACCTACCAAGGTTCAGAAATCCCTATGGGGCGGTCGTTTCCTCACAAATACCGACCTATTTAATTAAGCAATAAAAATCACTAGGAGGTGAAAAATAATGTCGGAACAAAATAAAGACCTAGAAAAAAACTATCCAGGATCAGGCGGAGCAGGCAATGAGATTAACTCTCAGGGCGGATTCGTTTCTGGTGGTGTAGGTGGTGCAACTGGTTTGGACTCTGCAGCAGCGTCTGTAGGATCACAACTCGGTAACACAGCAACTGCAGCATTCGGTTCAACAACTGGAGCAAATGCAGTTAACCCAACAGGCGTAGCAGGTGGTATTCTAGCACCAGAGCAGGCTCGTCGCTTCATCGACTATGTGTGGGATGCAACAGTTCTCGCCAAGGATGGTCGTAGAGTTACAATGCGTGCTAATACAATGGAAATCGAAAAGGTTAACGTTGGAGAGCGTGTTATTCGTGCTGCTGCTCAAGGAGCACCAGACTACACAAACATCGGTGCTACTTTTTCAAAGGTAGAATTGACAACCAAGAAGATTCGTCTTGATTGGGAAGTCTCTACTGAAGCACTTGAAGACAATATTGAAGGTGGAGCACTTGAAGATCATCTAGTTCGCTTGATGACCAATGCTTTCGCAAACGATATTGAAGATCTTGCTATTAATGGTACAGGAACAGGCGCAGATGCCTTCCTTTCCATTATGCCTGGCTTCGTAAAGCAAACTCGTGGAACAGTTGGAAACGACGCACACGAATATGCTGCAACAGTTTCAGACAACAACTTTACTACAACAGTAATGCAGGGCTTGCTTCTAGCAATGCCACGCAAGTACCGTGCACTTAAGTCAAACCTTAAGTTCTACGCAGGTACTGATGCTTTTGCTGGTATTGTTCGTAACAACGGTACACTAGCAGATGCTATTTCAGCAGCCTTCTCAGATCGTACTGGTAGCACACAGGCTAACCGTCAAGAATTCCTTGATGGAACTGCACAAACACTTGGTAACACACGTACAACTCGTGTACTTGGTGTAGATGTTCTTGAGGTTCCTTACTACCCTGCAGGTTATGTCGACTTGACATTCCCTCAGAACCGTGTATGGGGCTTCCAGCGTGATATCACAGTAAATCGTGAATATCGTGCGAAGAAGGACACAATCGAATACACAGTATTCGTACGCTTTGGTATCCAATGGGAAGAACTAGATGCAGTCGCTTATGTCGACTCAGATAGCGCTGATTCCTAAGATTTAACCAATCACTAATAGGGAGGGTAGCGTAAAAACTACCCTCCTTATTCTTTTCTGGTATAATTACAAATGAGCACTGGAGAATTATGAATCTAACAATGGAAGAGTTATCAACAAAAACTGTTATGGCATTAAAGGCATATGCAAAGAAGAATGACATTGAACTTTTTGAAGCAAATACTAAACTTGAAATTTTAGAAATTTTGGCTAGTTGGATTCCACCAGAGCCACAAGAAGAGGTAGAAGAAGCAGATAAAGCAAAAACTTTAATTAATAAGGTAGCCTTGTATTCAGAAAGAAACCTACATATGGATAACCTAGGTGCTTTAAAAGTAGGTTACAACATCGTCTCAAAGGAGGCATCGGAAAAGTGGTTAACCCACAGGTTGGTAAGAATAGCACCACCTGAAGAGATAGCCTCATATTACGGTAAATAAATATGAACATTTTAAGACTTCCACCATATCCACTATCTGTTACGTATACCGTTCCAGATGCAAGCACAGACTACATCATAGTTATTGAAGATGTTGCTGATTTAACAGAGATAGAAGAGTCTGTAACTTCTACTGCAAACTCCAAGATTACCTACTCTCTAACTGGCGACTTTGTTAAATATGATAAGTCGTATGCTGTTAGTATTTATGAAGATGCTGGCTCGTCTGGTGCAGATCTAGTACGTGGAGATATCGTTGTTGAAGATAACTTAAATATTGAAAGACCATATGTAAATCCAACTACCCTAGCAACTTCTGGAACTGCAACAGATATTGCAGCCTACACAGAGTATGAAAGTTTAGCAAGATCAATTATTGATTCAATTACTGGTGGATTTTACTATAACAGAACCTATTTAGAGGTCGTTGGTCAAGGAACTGACTATGTTCCGCTTTGGAAAAAAACACACAAAATTTTAAAGGCATACGAAAATGCAGAATTAGTTTATGACTTAAGCGATACAGTAAATGGACCAGCGTTAAAGTCCTATACATATGTAATAACAAAAGATAAGTCTGCAATTACAAAAGATCCACTGGAGACAACTGATTCATTAAATCGTGCTGAAAGAAAATATCCAAATATTCCAGTTGCACCGTCAGACTCTATAAGTCTTTTTGATACTGAAGATAGCGGAAACGTACAAACTATAGTTCCAGCAGTAGCCTTTCCAGAAGGAATAGACTGCATTTTTTTACTAGAGACTGGCTATAAGGTAGTTCCAAACGATATTACAGATGCAACAAAAATGTTAATTGAAGATATTAAATGTGGAAAACTAGACTATTACAAGCGCTATATTAAGAACTACAGTACAGATCAGTTTAAGATTGAATATGATAAAAGAATGATCGACGGTACTGGAAATATACTTGTTGATAAAATTCTTGATAAATATATAGAAACGATTATCCGTCCAGGAGTCTTATAATGGAATGCTGTCCAGAAACAGATTTCATGTATCCAATGAAAGCGGATATCTACTACCCAATTATTAAACAGACCCAATATGGTCAGGCTACAAAAGACTGGGTTTTTGATAGAACTATTATTTGTAATGCAACAAGTGTTGGTGGAGCAGGTACAGAAGACATTAAACCAGAAACATTTCTTCAGTATGAAAATAAACTTATTGCTAGAACAAAAAATGACCCACGAATATCCTCTAATAATTCAGAGAATGCTATAACAAATATTTTAGTAACCAACATTCGTAATGCACATGAGGACATGATTTACAAAGAAACAGCGGGACCAAGATCTGGCAAAGGAACCATTTATGAAATGGCAACTGTAGAACCTTTTATGGGTCCATTTGGATCAGTAGAATATTTTAAGATGCTCTGGCGCAGGACAGAGAATCAGACAATAGGTGACTAATGAGAGTAACAACAAACTTAAAACAATTTGAGTCACAGATGAATAATATAGTTAAATACTCTATTGGATTTCTAGATGGTGTTGAAAATGGCAAAACAATATTTTTAAAGAACTTAGGTTTAGGAACAATCCAAGCACTAGCAGCATATGTTGATGTTTCCGCAAAAGGCAATCCAAGAGCACTTCACCATGTTTATGAGTGGTATCAAACTGGTAGCCCCAGCGCAAGGCTTTTTGATTTAGATTATACAGTTAGTAATTTAGGGCTAAGCATTAACTCAACATTTAAACAGTCAAGAACACTAAGAGAAGATTCAAATGAGCCATTCTACAATAAGGCATCAATTATGGAACGTGGGGTTCCAGTTACTATTACACCTAAAAAATCATCTGTTCTGGTCTTTGAAGAAGGTGGAGAAACAATTTTTACTAAGAATCCCATAACTGTTAGAAGTCCTGGAGGAGATGAAGTCCGTGGCTCTTTTGAAAAAACGGTAGACGAATTTATACTTAGATACTTCAAGCAATCATTTTTACGTGCTAGCGGAATATATGATTATATTAAGAAACCAACCCTATACAAGAAAAATATAAAGGCTGGATCTAAATTAG